GAGCGACGGCGATGCCGAGAGCGATGCTCTGCATGATCATGTTGCGGTTCGGAACGACCGTCGCCTTCATGTTCTCTTCGGCGTAGTGCCCTTCGGGGACAGGTGTGTCCGAGATGAGGCTCGAACCGCTCTCAGCGAGAAGCCTAGTGATGGAGTTCATCGCTACGATATCGTGTCGCAGGTCTAGCTTCTCGCAGGTACGTGCAGCATAGCTCAGTTCTGTGACGTGGCGTTGTCCGTAGTCGAAGCTGACACAGTCGATGTCGAAGCCGGCTGCCTTGTAGTCGTACACAAGAGTGGTGCTGTCAAGTCCACCACTCAGGATGACGATGATCTTGTCTGACATTAGATTCCTTTCCCTGTAGGGTATAGTTGCATTCCTCTACCTACCCTGGTTACCGTAATAAGTCCGCGGTCCTCAAGCGTCTCGAAGACCAACTTTGCCTCGTTGGACCTAAGGTGGTAACATTGCATGATCCACGACCGGCTAACGCCTGGTCTCTTAACGATAGCGTTAAGGATCTTATCCAGTTCACGCTCGACAGAACCCTTACCGACATTTGCCATTACCTCGTTGGCAAACGCCCGCCACTCTTCGCCGTATAGAATAGCTCGCATTATGTCAAGCTTTGTTACTTCGATTCGACTATTCTGCTGCTCCTTCCAACGAGACGCTGCTAGAAGTATCGCACCCTTCAACATCGACTTGCTGAGACGATCGTACGTAGGAGTCATAATGTCAGGGCGCTCCGTGTTTAGACCCGCCTGCAGCATCTGTGACTCCATCAAGTTGTATCGCTCCCAAGCTTCGGGTGTCAGGTATGCCTCGAACTCCTTCTTTAGTTCTACCGACGTCTTGAGCTTCTCGATCGTCATAGTCGTAGTCGACCTGTAGTGTGCGTACAGGTCACGTAGCTCTTCAAGGACAGCGTTGCGCTTTGTCTCAGTCACTTCTGTCGGAGGTCCGAGAGGCTTGACCTTGGTGATGTCGGACTCTGCAGTGATGAAGATGAAACGAGGCAGGAAGCCTGAACTGACCTGATCGTGAGTCAATATGGAAGTAACCTTGGTCTTAATACCGCCTGCGAAGACTATCAAGATAGGGTCTCGTACCTCGATCACCTCCTTACGCAGGATCCGCTTCTGCATCTTGCCGTCGTACAACTTGGTCAGGAGCTCAGGCATGCCTGCCATGTAGTCTTTCTTGGTCATCTGTTCGAGTAGCCCAGAGAACTCGTCTCGCAGGAACACACTGGGTGTGCCAGGCCTAGTTGATAGTGCTGTGAGTAGACCTTCGATTGAGCCGTCAGTTGCCATCATTGTGTTGTCGTCGATTTCCATTACCAGATCCATCGCAATGTCCATCGCTGTCGACTTTCGTGTCAACGTCGTGTCTGCGAGAATCATGAACCACAGGTTGGGGACGATTGTACCATACGAGGTCGGAAGCTTGACGCTTCCACCAATCAGGGACGAGAGTACAACGAACGCGCCAGCCTGATGGTATTGCGGTGCTGCATCCCCTAGTGACCGTGCCCATGTCTGGTACCTCTCGATGAATGTATCCTCGGCTCCCTTGAGCTCCTCCCTTTCCTCCTCGGAAAGGAGCGGCTTCATGTCTTCTTCTCGTGGGACGAAGATGTTGGTGTTCGCTTCGTTCTTCGCGTAGGCCCTGCATACTTCCTTCCACAGGAGCCTCTCTGAGTTCCCACGACGTGCGTACTTGTTACACTTAGCCGCTCTCGCTACAACAAAGACTTGCTCCCGCGTGAAGCCCGTCTCGAACAGTAGCATCTGAAGGTTCCATAGGGCCTTACTCCAGTCCTCCTTACCTGTCTTCGGATCTGGCTGTACCGGTTCGCTATACAGGCCCCAGACTATAGGGTTGAGCTTACGCCGATGAGCCTGTAGTAGCTCGTCAGGATCTTTTAGCTCGCCCTCGTCAGGCATTGGAATATCGAGGTATTGATACCCAGCTGCCTGAGGGTAGTTCTCGAAGTCACTGACTCTGTATAGGTTACGATTGTTGCTTACGATAGTGACGATCGGCACCTTGGTGAAGCCACCCCTAGCGGAGCCGGTCTCGGTGTACTTATAGTTGTACGTGTACGGAACGCGTAGCAGCTGTGTGAGATCCCAGCCACTTTTGTCGGCGCCGTGCTCTGCGTGCCTATACGCAATACGCCTGCTGATGTCCTCTGCATCGTCTGGATCGACTCGCTTCTCGAAAATCCAGTATGCTTGGTACCTACCAGGCGACGACTCGACGCAGATGGACGCTTCGACGTCTAGTTTCTCAGGAGGACACGAGTCTAGATCAGCCCAAGCACACGTCGTAACTGTGACGTGCTCTTTGTTCCTCCTCCGCTCACTCAGGAGCTGTGGACAGAAGTAGATGTTGTGTCCCATGTACCTCTTGTTGATGCTCTCTAGCATAGCAGGTAGCTGCTCTGGGTATTGCCAGAATTCTTCCTGATAGCCTTTCTTACTGCCAGACATGCTATCAGGCAATATGAACGCTAGGCATACGTATCCAGAGGTTCTACCGAAGAGGAGTTGAAAGAAGGTTCGCCTCTTGGTATTGATCTCCTCGGACACACCTAGGACCTGCAAGGCCTTACCGCCCTAAGCTCGTGAGGTGGAGGGAGAGTGCCCCTGCGTCGTCTCCTAATAGATGCATGCTATGGCATCTCGTCACAGGCGGCACTCTCCAGTTAGACCTACTCCGACCGAACCTCCACGGACCACTACTCACAGACTCCCCGTACCTAGGATACGGATCGGTCGCCTGGACCCTTGTGAGTCCACATTTATCTATCGTACGGCCCTAACACAACGCCTGCTTTTGTAACGTCGTCGGTCGGAGTAGGGGTCTACGGCAGCAGACTGGAGCTCGCACCGCCGGCACGCGAAGTGCCAGGGGTGACACCCTCGTACGGCTTGTAGCCAGTGACTTCGTTCTTGAACTGCGGCTCGCCGTCGCCGTCCCGCTCCTCACGGTACTTGTCTCGCATCTTGCGAACGACCACGATGACGTCGCGACTGATCAGCTCGTCGCCGTCAGGCACCGTGAAGTCGCCCTCGGTGATGTCGACGCCGAGAGCCTTCATCAGCTGCGACAGGCTGTACAGCGCGCCGTCGAACAGCATGACGTTGTGCCAGAGCTTGCGGTTCTCGTACGGACCGTCCTGAATCGTCAGCTCGACGTTCCAGAAAGGCGCGCCCGGGTGCTTCGCTTCGGGGCCGGCTTCCTTGTCCTCGACGTCGGTGATCTTCGCCCAGTAACGTCCGGGCGGAAGCGGGGTGTAATCCCGCGCCTCAGAGCCGGCCTCTTCGCCGGAGAAGTTGACGTGAATACTCATTTGCTTGTCTCTACTTTCCTGCCGGTCTTAGCGGCCTTGTTGGATTTGGGGTACATCTCGTCGAACAGCACCTGCATTGTCGGCATCTGGACGACAGCAGGTAACTGTCCTGATCGGTCCTTCGCGACGACTGCCTCGGTCTTGCGAGTCAGTAGTAGACGAAGGAACTGAGCGTCATCGCCGTTACCGATCTGCTTGACGTAGTAGTAAACGACGATATCCATGAACGCAGCCACCTGCGCTGCGAGCTGACCTGATAGCATGGGGAGGATAGACTTCAGACCAGTCTTCTCGTCCTTGTCCGTCTTGGCAAGAGCAGTGAAGATGGTGTGCATCTCCAGGTCCCTGAAGCCTCGGACCATTCGCCTCATCTGCTCCAGGTTCTTACCCCATTCTCTCATCCCGGGTACGTCGGGATCTAGGTCGGGACGCTTCTGCATCAGTTCACCCATAACGTTGTACATGTTGAACTTCTGGATCTCCGTCAGAGAGTCCAGTACGACAGTCTTGTAGTTATGGTCACCCGAGTGCAGTACGTCGTAGACAGTCTGCATCTCCTTCCAGTTCTTAACCCGTACAGTCTCGACTTCGGTGTACTCGGTGCGCTTGAGACTCTCTATACCTCCTTCCATGTCGACGAACAGTACCGGGCGCATCGCTGGAACGGAATCAGCACTGCCCGCGAGGGTAGTTTTGCCTACTCCTGAGTCACCGTAGATCAGGATGTTCAGGAACGACGATCGTTCCTGTACCGGAATTACGGTTAACCCACCAAGCGTCTTGGGAGTCAACGTCTCTGTAGCGATATCCTTCACCTCCTTTCGGCTCGGCCCCTCTCAAGGGCAAAATTTTTTACGGCTATGCACCTCCTAGTAGCTCCCTCCCTTCTTCTTAACGACCTTTGCAGCCGTCTTCTTAGCAGCCGTCTTCTTAGCAGCCGTCTTCTTCTTGACCTTCTTCTTGGGTTTGCCTTTGCCAGCAGCATTCAGCGATGCTGCCACTGCTTGCGTCTGCGGGTGCCCAGCATGAACCATCTCTCGGATGTTGTGCTGGATAGTCTCTTTCGAGGAGCCCTTCTTGAGAGGCATGCTAGCTTCCCTTCTTGGTCGCCTTCTTCTTCGCTGCGACCTTCTTCAGGCGAGGGTTTCGCTTCTTCGCGGCAGGACTTGCCTTGCGTGCACCAGCAGCAATGATCCGTTTCGCAGCTTCCTGCGAAACGCCTTGCTTCTTGGCAAC